TAATATCTAATGCCAATCTCAGCTTATGGAGAGAGTTTGGTAGGCCATAAGGGGAGTCAGGGCTACGATAGGCATCACCTAAGGTGAATTCATAACCATTGTCGTGAATGAAGATGAAGAGTTGGGTTAGGAGGTGGGTGAACTCTTGTTGACGCTTGAGTAAAGGTGACATCCCTCATCCCCCTGCTACTACTTTCTTAACTGCATCGGTGAACTTAGCCCAGTATCCGTAGATGGTGGTACCGGCCACACCAGTCAGAATGAGAACCAGGACAAATCTCCTAACCACCGTCCTATTATCATCCATCATAATGGTGAATTTCTTATGTGCATCCACCATGGCCTTGAGGTCCCCTGGTTGGATGGCAGCGAAGCGACAATTCATGTCAGTGTGCTGCTGCTTGTAGACTACTGCCTCGACGATTGCGGTGATTGCCTCAAGATCTTCATTCGTTAGGTTGTAACGGCGTCTAGATCCTGCCCGATCACTATATCCCTGCCCAGCATACACTTCCATCTCCTCTGTCATCACTTCTCCTAGGCTTCATACACCTTACGATTAAACCTCTTCGATCCTTTCTTAAGCATATGCAGCCTAATGACCAAGGTCACCTGACGTGCTACCCAGGGCCATAGCCCCTTCCTGATTACTGTATCATAGTAGAATTGGTCAGCCTTAGGCTGTTCCACATCTGGCAATCTCTCACTATTTATGAGGTCACAGATGATGTCATGACCACAACTCGCCTCTATTGTTGAAGTGAAGTTAGGAAAGGGTCCAGAGTTCCCATCCCACGCATAACCTTGGTAGATCTCGAGTTTGCCAGAAGGATAGAGATGGAAGAACTTATCTGATATGTCGTAGCCGTAGATTGTTGTCTGGACAAAGAAGTCCTCAGCCACGACTCTATCATACCCAATCCAGTATTTCACTTAGTACACACTTTGACACCTGTGGGGAGTTTCTTGAAGTGTTCGCAACCCTCTCCGGAACGACCATTAGAGTCAAAGGAGAAGCAAGGATTACTCATATCACAGTAGCGGTCCTTAACTTCATGAAGACCATTAGAGTCCTTGTCACTCATGTGTAGGCTGTCATCCGCTATGACTCTCATGACCCTCTCCTAAGAATTAATCCTCACAGTCATCATTATCAGAGGGCCAGCCACAAACTGGGCAAAAGGGCCCTATGTACCTGTGACCACACATCTCACACACAATGACCATCGCTGGACTACTTATTGTAATAGAAAGTTGCAATCTTGGAGGAGTTACCATAAGGGGCATGAAGATAAACTCCACCATGATCAGTGCCAGTGTCAGCATCTCCTACACCATTCGGTCCGATACCAGGCTTAAATACAAATCCATCCTTCTCACGATAATTATGTGAGGTGTCTTTTACATAGACAGTATGACCGTTGGCGAAGACTACCTTGATGTTAGAACCAAAAGCTGGCCCCTTCTTATTGATTCGCCAAGCTTGGCGTCCTCCGTTACGAACACCATAAGATGTAAAGGATTCCTTGGAGTTGTAATCTAAGGACTCACTCACACCTGGAGTAGGAACACTCACCTCGCCCGCATCTGTGACTGGATCCTCACTAAGAGGAGTGGGAGTAGGAGGTTTCACCTCTGGAGTAGTAGTTCCAGGGGCTGGAGTAGTAGGAAGATTCACTGGGACCGTGGACGCGGTGGGTGTCGAGGAGACTACTGAGTTATCAGTGGTGGATGTAGCTGTGGGGAGGTACTTAGCAACAGAGTCCTTGATTCCCTCTAGAGCGGCCATCGCTCCTTGGGTAGCTGCACTACCAGAGGCATCCTGAGTTGGGACCGTGGAATTGGTAAGTCCGGCGGCATCCGTCTTCATGGTCCCAGTCCCACCCTCGTTCACCTTCTGAGAGAACGCTATGTCGGTGAAATTGATACTAGCCGAACACCCTCCGAAGAGAAAGGGCACTAATCCCACTGTCACCAGAGTAATAATTCGTAAATCCATGGTAGATCCTCCATTCTGAAATGGGGTCCTAATGGAAGCGGCCCTGAAGATTCACTTGCACATGCGTGGCGGTGGGGCCCGCTGACATCACTGTATGTGATGAGTTACTCGTTGAGTCCAGCTAGTTCTTGGGCCCTCTGCTTAATGCGATCCAAGTCTTCCATAGAGAGGTGGGCATGGACACCACGGGTGTCAACCCTCTGGATGGCCTTACCCATTTCCCTATCGAGGAGACCATTAGCCTCTTTGAGGATTACTGAGGCACTGGCTTCCTTACCCATTATAGCACCATTCTCGAGAACTTCCTTAATCCTCTGAATGGCCAATGGAGCAAGGTCTGCGATCTCCCTTGCAAGATCCACAGTTCCAGCATCACGGGCAGCCCGCATGATGGACAACTTATCCTTGACCACAGGAGAGTTCTTCACATTAGAGACTGTCTGAGGAGTACAGCCCATCGCCTCAGCGATGTCAGTGTTAGATTGACCCAGAACCAGCCGGCGCGCTATCTCATGATGATTGTCCCACATCTCGGAGATCTGCCATCCCTGCTTCTTATCTCCCTCAGCCTTCTTTCCACCATTACGACCTCCGTTACGGTGGCGGCCATCAACTCGAGAGGAATCAGTCCAGCGGGACTTCGGATAGGAGTATGTCTTAATCTCCCCTGAGGGAGTTGTGTATTCTGCTATTTGTAGATCTGTCATAAGGTGCCTCTGAAGTAAGGTAAAATTCCTGCCTATGTGGGAATTGTACCAGACTGGTCTGGGGTTGTCAATGAAGTAAATGGTATATTAGAGAGGACTAGGATCACCAATCCTACCATTCGCAATGCTCATGTGAACCATACTCATGAAAGTGATCGTGGAAAGGATATCTGTCTGCTCGCTGTCGCTCGTTCCGCTCCTAATGAACACCTTAGTGTTCGGGCCCACCCAAATGATGGTTGCTATATTACATTATGGAATGTAGAAGATTGCCCATAGGGCAAGAGTGATTGCTATGTTACGAAATGGAACGTAGAAGATCACCATGTACCAATTGGTACCATAATGAAATCTCCAACACAATGTAGGTAGGGGGTTCTAATGCGTCGCCCACTAGCTTTCCCCCATCGACCCGGCCTTCACATGGGATAGGATGCTGGCCGATTGACAACCTGGTGGCAATGGTGTATAATGGAATCATGTGAAAGGGCCATGTGGCCAATGGACATCGGGAGAATATTATGAAAGTACGTGAGCTGATCATTGAATTACAAAAGGTTAACCCGGAGCTTGATGTGGTGCTGAATGTGGACATATCGGAGCTGTGCCCGGAATATGATTCCGTAAATTATCGGCTGAAATATATTAGCATGGGATGGGAACCAAGCGGAGTTATCAGCTTGGAATCCGATGAAATTACAGGCTATTGAGGATTATTCGGGAATGGTCAATGAAGGCCATTCCCATCTATCAACCAACACCAATGGAGCATATCATGGAAATGAAATTCAAGATTGCAATGAACAACGAGGAGAAATTGGCCGGTAATGTATTCGACGTCGTGGTCAATGTGGAGAAATGTGATGACGCTACCATGCTCAAATACGCTCTCAAAGCGTATACGGTGGAAATTCAATCGCAGATTCGGAACAACTGGAGTGCATTCATCAAAGGGGAATATCCCCGGGAATTGACCATTGGCCAGGCTATGTTCGCTAAACGTGTAGCCAAGGTCATGACCATTGAGGAACAGAAGAAAGCCGTGGCGGCCGATATGAATAAGCTGAGTGAGACTGAACGCCTGGATGCTCTGGTCATGGGTGGATTCATCACGCAAGAAATGTATGATAGTTTGATCGAGGCAGCTGTGGCTAAAGAAGAGGCCGAACAAGGATAACATCGGTCAAGCTCATGATGGGAGTGGCCTCGAAAGGAGCCATTCCTACATTACATTATGGAACATAGGAACCATTCAATAAGGAGAATCATCATGAAACATTGGATAGTGTATAGGATTATGGAAAGGCAGGCATCTATTGAGGTCGGCCACTACTATGAATTCTCCAAACGTATCCAATTCCTATATTGGACATATATGGAGTATTAGCAAGGGTCACACAGTGACCATTTGTCATGCATGTCATATTGTCATGCAATGCATGGGGTTGATGTATGTCATGCACCGCATGAACCCGGTCTGTGTGCGAAATTGCAATGGTACATTTGTCTTCAGTTATATATACATATCTAATTAAAAGATAATATATAAGTAATTAACAATATGTATATATAGAAATTCTATTACATATATAACTAACAATCAATATATACTTAACTACTTATATATAAATGAGAGAAGAGAAATGTACCATTGGAATATGGACAATGAGCGTACACACGGGGTCCATGACATGCATGACTTACATGCAAGGCGTCACAACCATGTCATCCATGACAATGGGCATCTACAATGCCCCCAAGTCAAGATAATATAATATGGTTAGATATTGACAATGCATTATGGGTGTGTTAAAATAATGGGACAATCAGACAGAACCTTAACTTACTGGAGGGCCTATGACTAGGAAGTATGTCAAGAAGGGTTTCATCATGTATGAGTTGTATGAGAAGGGTAAACTCGTAGCAGAGATTGCTGTAGATCCTCCTGACATCGTATGGTTTCACTACGTACAGGGCCGTAGCACTATGCCCAAAAGTTGGTTTAGAATGGCTAGTATGGCAGATGCCTTTGAAATGTTGAAGATATTTCAAGGCAAGTGTCCCAAATTATCTCAACCTCTTGGAGAATCTCATGAAGACTAATACTCGTTCCACATCACACAAGAACACCTTCACCCCGTTGTCTGCAATGTCCACCGAAGCAGTGTGCCTAGGAGTCCTTTGGAGCCTCGGAGCTGCCACCTTAGTGGGTCTCCTCATTTACTTTGGTACTCATGCTGCCCACGAAATATTCCAACCTATTATTGATGCCCTGAGCACAGGTGTGCCTAAAGGTTTGTAGGATTGCGGATAGCAATCACCTTCACCCTATCCTTCCAGCAACCATTGGTTGCTACATTACAATATGGAACATAGGACTCCGTCCTATCTCCACCGTCCCACAGGGCCATGCCTAGGACATGAGCCTACACTTATCAACTCTTGTTATGGAGCTACTGCTATGAAGTCACAAGAAATCAAGTACATCGAAGCTGTTACCAGATCTCTCCACTCTCTCAATTCCTACAAGAAAGAGAAGTACACTCGGATGGTCACCACTTCTCGGGCCATTAACCCTACTGAGATCATCCCTGAGATAAAACACTCTCTTGGAATTCGTCAGAATGATTCCTCTCATGATAAGGTTCTAAGAGAGTTTATCTCCAACTGTAAGTAGAATTCAACTGTGGCCCATTACTGGCATCACTAATGTGATGAGGTCCAATACTGATAATAATTGGAGGTATAATGTATCCAGAAACAAAAATAGACATACTGCTACGATGTCCAGTAGATTTTGGATCTTACGAACTCAGATACTCTGCTAAGAAAGAGTATCCTAAGCCAAAGTCTTACAATGCCAAGAAACTTTGGAAAATGAGAGGAAAAATGCGGAGAAAGAAATGAGTAAATTAGATCAAGTTCATACCCGAAAGGCAACCCTTGCCATCTCCACCCGTGCTGACATGAGGCACCTGGCGACATTAGTCGCATTTTGGAGGGGTGCTGGTGAGGCCCCTAGGTCCATTTCTGAGTTAGCCAGACTCTCCCTTGAATCCTTTGCTGAGATGCTCGTCACCTCACATATGGTAGACTTTATCGACTCTCAGGAGGCTGCCTCTGAACTCCTGGCCACCACAGGATTGATGACCCAAGGTGTTCAGAGGACTAATGTTCTCAAAGCTCTGGCTAAAGAAGGTAAGATCAACCCTAACTCTCTTCAGACATTCTTGGACCCTGTAGAGAAAGTCAAACTTCATTCAAAGGGAAGGAGGGATGCCGCCGTGGGTAACGATTCTCCGGAACTCCTTCAGGCCCAGTCTCTACTCAATGAGCGTCTACTCAAGGAACTCAGCGGCCAGATTGAAGAAGGTCAGAAAAGAAGTCAGGATATGTTCTCAGTACTTGGGGAAATCCCTCCAATAGAATAACTCATACCAAAAGGAGAAAGAAGTCATGAGTTCTGAACCCCAGCACGTTAGTGCTTCACTACACGCACTCCAAGAAGACTTGGCCCGTCAGCTGTTTGGCATCCCTCTATCAAGGGCCAAAGAGATAGGTGTATGTATCAACTGTAAGAAGATTGCAGCACCTAGATGCTATAGTCCTGCAGGCCGAAAAGAGTATTCAATCTCAGGGTTGTGCGAACTCTGTTTTGATGAAATAACTGGATAACAAAGGAGGCTTGCCATGTTCGAAGACAAAATTATAGATTTCATCTCAGCTAATGGTGGTAAGTATAAAGGGCGTGTAGTAGCGTGTGTCAAGGACATTGGTATAACTATAGTAAATGCTGATGATCCTAAGGAATTCCTTCACTGTCTCAAAATGAAGAATGCTCCTAATTTCTCTGGCCGAAGAGGTCATATAACCTATTCTAGAAAAAGATTTACTGAACTCCGAAAAGGTATAATTAAGGGAACTATAGACTTAACTTCTAGTTATAAATATGTTAAGAATGTTAGTGGTTGGAACCCCTCTCACAGTTTCTGCCCCTTCGGAGTCTAACCCTGCCACCACTAGTGGCACTAATGTGCCAAGCCTAAGAACACTAGCTGCCAGCGGCAGTACTGGAGAACTAATGAGAACAGAAGAAGAGAGAACTAGTACCAAAGAATATGCTCCACTGTCTGAGGCCTGTCCCACCACTCTACCACCCCTTCCTAGCACCCTTCCGGAAGAAGATATTGCTACATTACAAAATGTAACAAAGCAATCCATTAATAGAATGACCAAACTCTCCACACTCCGCTCTGCCCTTGCCTCAGTGCGAGCCTCCCTCACTGACTCCCTCTGTTGGGAGCGGCAACTTGAGGCCGAACTCGTGGAGGCCAAAGCCGAGAGAAAGAAGTGGTCTGAATTGCAAACGGCTATCATCATTAGGCAGGCTGAACTTTCTGGCTTGGTCAAGAGAGTTCCCAAACACACTCTCACAACTCAACCTACTTACACCCGTTCCTCAATGCCTAGAGCGGATCAAATGAAAGAAGTCTTAGCATCACTCAATAAGGACGAGAGGGCAGCTTTCATTGAGGAACTTCTAAGTTCCATAACCTGCAAGTGTCAGCCATCTGAACCAGTCGGCCTACCAAAAGGACTATAATCATGACAGAGCCAAATATCACTCCTACACATTCCTTCATAGCTAAGGACACTAGGAATCCCAATCGTTCTATAGAAGTAACTAGATGGTCCAACGCTAATACTTCAGTAAGAATCTCAACCTTCTGGGATGGTCCAGATGCTAAACCTTTCATAACTGATATGCATCTCACTCAAGAAGCTATGGAGCTTTTATCTCAGGCCCTCTTCACTGCTTCTCACAATATGGAGCAGTACAAACTAACCACTCCAGAAGAAGAGTCCTGTGATGAATAGGTACTACAATATCCGAAACAATAGAGTTTCCTTTCACCCTATACAGGTGGAGAACTCCATTCCTGTGCCTGAGGGCATCGAGTACTACAGCCTAGCATATCGCTACCCTAGCATAGTGGAAGTACTGTGGCACTCTCAACCTTGGCCCAGACTAACCCATCTAATCAAACCCATACCAATGGAGGAATTATGACCCTACTATTCCTATACGCCACCCTTACCCACGGAGATCTACTATGCCTACTTATCACTTTGTAGCCAAAGTTCCACTCACTGCTTACACCATAGTTGAAGCTAACTCCCTTGAGGAGGCCACATTAGTGGCTAACTCAGAAGATAGAGAACTCACTATGCAATTCGATAATGAGACAGCTAGATACTTAATGCAGGATAGATGGGTAATCCGTGAGATTGACGAAGGTCCTCAGGATATCCATCTAGCTACCCTTAGTCCTACTCTTGTGTAGGAATGGAAATAAATTTCCATTAGTTGTTGACATACCCATTCAGCATGGTATAATGGCCATTCAATCGGAGCACATCGGCGCTCCATACATCGGGCATCTAGCCCACAAATAACAATATCAACTGGAGGTAACATTATGGCAATGGAACAGATCTCAGCACGGTATCAGGTAAAAGATGAGAATGGAAATGCAGTCTTGGACGGTGAGGGAAAGGCTGTATGGCAGGAATGTCAGGTGGACTATGACCTCGGTGATTCCATCGAGGCAGCAAGTGAGAAGTTCGGCTCTGACGTAGTCTTCTCCCAGTTCAAAGCCAACGCCCGTGTCGTAATCCAGGGAATTATTCGTGCCAAACTCAAGGCTGGCCTCTCTGCTGAAAAGATCCAGGAATTCATCTCCACTTACGTCCTCGGCGTGGCCGTCGAAAAGACTCAGGTCGATCCTGTTCAGGCCGTCAAGGCTGCCTTCGCCACCTGGACTCCGGAGAAGCAGAAGGAATACTTGAGGGAACTTGGCGTAGCTGTCGACTAAACCCTCTTGTAGTCAAGATTAACTCAACCATCCCTTCTCCTACTCCCCGTAGGGGAGGGGATTTTTCTCCACTAGATTGCCACAAATTAATATCAAAAACAGCCCTTGGCCTTCGGCCACTGGAGTCCATTATGACTACACAATTGGAGTTCCTATCCGAACTTACCTCCCTTCTCAAGGACGCACCAGCATCTCACGGCATCCTTGGAGTCTACCTCTCTAATAACCACCCTAAGATCCACATGACTGAAGGTTCCTTCCTCCAACTCTTCCCCACTTACAAAGAAGATGTATGGGACTCTGGCACCTACTCAGCCAAGTTGGCCATCACCCTTAACACTTGTGAGGTGTTCTGTCTGTCCAATCTCGTTAGAATTTCAGGAGAGTTGAAGGAGGGCCACTAATGAAACATACAGAAGACTGTGAATGTTGTAATGGTACTGGCCTTTGTACTGATATAGAAGGTACTGAAAGTGCCTGTATGAATTGCAATGGTAGTGGCAAGCATAAGTGGGATGATGAAGATTACGATTCTTCTCCATACTGTCAATATTGTGGAGCAATGATTAAGGCAGCTTGTTCTTGTGGCCCCATTCCTGAGAATGATTAAGGAGAGATAATATGTCCAATCCACGCTCTGGCATCCAGTTAGCATACCCCTTCGAAGAACGTCGCCTATTAAATCAAGGTCGCTTCTTCCTCAAATGGTCCCCTCCTTACATCCTTCAGCCCAAGCTGAACGGGGAGAGGTGCCGTCTGATCCATGAGGGAGATAGGTGCCTCCTCCTCTCCTCAACGGAGGAGATAATATCCTCCGTGCCTCACATAAATGAGGCTGGCCTCCTTCTGCCCCAGGGAGAATTCGACGGTGAACTCTATGTTCACGGATGGACCTGGGCTGAAATCCACAGTGTGGTCTCGACCACTAGCACCATGCACCCTAACTATGGAGCTATGCAACTTCACCTATTCGACATTATTACTGAGGGGAGTCAGATCAACAGGTTAATCCAATTGAACCAGAGGTTCAAGTCTAATAGTCTTTCCCCATGCCTGAAACTTGTTGTACCGTATATGGCCAACACTCTTGAAGAAATCTACCAAATTTACGAAAAGTTCATCGGCCTTGGCTACGAGGGCTTCATCATTAGGCATGTAGATGCTACATACTTGAGGAGGAGGTCCCCTGCTATGATGAAATTTAAGCCGAAAGCTTCAGATGAATACCTCATAACTGGTGTATATGAGGCCATCACTGCCGAAGGCAAGGGTAAAGGTATGGTAGGTGGCTTCAACTGCATTGACGACATGGGGACTCCCTTCTCTGTGGGGGCAGGTAAAATCTCTCATCAAGATAGAGCATATATCTGGGAACATTGGTTAGCTGCTCCTGAAGATCTTTCAGGTAGGTATTTAGAAATTGAGTACCAAACCATGTCTGATAAGAACAAAGTCCCACTGTTCTCCAGAGCAGTACGAATCATCTAACCCTACTTTCGAAGAAAGTATTTGCTACATTACATATTGTAACATAGCAATCAAGGAGATCCTTATGAATCGAACTATAACAATCGAGATCCATCCCACACCTGAAGAACTGGCAGAAATCTTCTGCGATATGAATTCTGGAGATCAGGCAAAGTTCTTCAACACTATATATAAAATATCTTCTAAATGGCCTAATCCTTTCTGTTTCCAGTTAGAAGCTATTACTAAATGTAAAGAATTGTCAGAGAATGGTAGAAGTATAATGATGCAAATTGGAGAGTATTCCCATGACTAAAGTCTTCATCCCTAACAAAAGCTATCATGACTTCTCAGAGGCTACACGCTTCGGGGAGTTGATCTACCTCACCGCAGGCAAGATCAGCATCCTCTCCATAGGCCGAATGTATCGGACGTTCATGCCTATCATTCAGGCATCTACGAAAGAGGACTACATCCTGGTCTCGGGACCTTCGGTGATGACCAGCATCCTATGCAGCATGTTCTCAATCAAACACGGTGTCCTCAATCTCCTCATCTACCAAATCGGTGGGGACAACAAGGGTCACTACAAACAACGGAGGATCTCTTTTGAAGAACTCACTCAAGACGAGACTTGCCCAGAAACGCAACTGGACTAAATTCCTCATTAGAGGAGTCCTCAGCACCCTCTCCCACCTATCCAATCGAGAGTGTGTTTCGAAATCAGAGAAATATAACATAAGTGTAGCCCGAGAATCTATTCAGCACATAGTAAATTCTTGGGAATATGCTAGAATACTTAAGGAGATAAAAGATGAGAAGAGAATTTAGACAACTCAAACGTGCTTGGTATGGTAAAGTATGTCTTGCAGCAGATACAATTATAGATAACATCACCATAGGCCTCTATGACGAGGATGAATCTTGTGAATTTGAATTCTCTATTAATTGGATAGATCTAGGTAAAATTCCTACAGTTCAACTCTGTATGTTCTATGATAGTTGGATAGCTTTTGAAGAATTCAAAGACCTTTTCTCTAAACTCTCTGTTATAGATTCAAACACTACTCCTGAGGAAATAGTTAATATCCTTCTCGAATGTAATTTTGTAGATGCTACTAAGGAGGTAAGGAATGACTAACAAACAATACAAGAAAGTCCTCTCAATGCATAAAGAGGGAATCTCCGAGGAGATCTGCATAGCAGCCATCATCGAACTATGTCCCCTGATCCCATCAGTAATAGTGGCTCAGTGGATACTTAGATTCATGGAAGAAAGAATTTCCAAAGAACTTGAGGAGATCTAAAATGTCCTTACCCATACCTTACCACCCGTCTCAGGAGGTGCTGGACTCCACCAAGGTCCAAGCCTACCAATCATGCCCAAGAATGTTTTTCTACGAGTATATGTTGGGTTGGCGGAGTGCTCGTCCTAATAACCATTTGCACTTTGGAAAGGCAGTACACATCGCCCTGGAACACATAATCCTCCATGGTTATAGAGTGGAAGCTGTGATGGAAGCTCTGGAGATGTTCAACCAGGAGTACCGGGCCTTCTTCCCCGAAGAGACTGATGTGATCTATAGCCCGAAGACTCCTACTCGCTTCTTCGACATGTTAATCCAATATCTTAAGACTTACCCGGATGACCTCACCCGATATGAGGTCTACAAGACGGAGTTCGGTGGTACAGTGAGTCTGTCTGAGAAGCATAAGTTAGCTTTCAAGATGGACACCGTCCTTATCGATCGTGAAACGGGTCTCTATTGCTCTTTGGAGCACAAGACGAAGGGAGGGAACTATATCGGAGACGGATACTACTACGAACACATGATGGGGATTCAGGTAGGGACATACACCCACGTCCTCAATTGTATGGTCCCACCATCTAAGGTCAGTGGAGTAATCATCAACTGCCTCTGTATGAAGAAGACTAAGAAACCCGAGTACATCCTCCAACGCTTCCCCATCCTTCTAAGCAATATACAAATGTACAAATGGCTTGAGAACACCAAGGCCTGGATGGATAAGATCTACAGAGATGTGGAGGAACTTGAGACATCATCCCCTTCTGATGACATAATGAAGTGTTTCGTAATGAATGGTAGAAGTTGTACTAATTGGGGTCGTACTTGTATCTACCTCGATATGTGCACCAGCCACGCAAACCCTCTTCAGCATATCGAAAGGATGCCCACTGATCTGGAAGTGAGTTTCTGGAACCCCTTGGAAGAGGAATTGCGTGAGATATTAACCCTTTAGGAGAATGCCATGGGTACTGAGTATATTATATGTAAAGATGAAGTTAGAGAACTTTGTATTGGAGAAATGTCCAACACCCTTGAACTTTATATGGCTACAAGAAATTCTGGAAGAATATTTATACTAAAACCAGAATGTCCTCCAGCAGAAGTAATGAAAATATTTCTTGAGGGAATTAAAGTATGTTCTTACTGGATGAATACCAGGGAATTTGATGAAACCTTAGCACTTCTTGAAAACTATTCATACGAAGAATAGGATATAGAATTACTCAATAGAAATCTAATAACACTAACCTAGTGAGGCTAATCATGTCTGAAATCAATCATCATCTCGACCCTACTGATGCAATTGCCCTCTATAAGGGCCAGAAAAGTATGCTCATCCTCATAATAGCCAAGAGTGGCCGAGGCAAGTCCACCGCCATCCGTAACCTTGACCCTAAGGAAACCTTCCTCATCAACATTCTGGGCAAACCTCTCCCCTTCCCTAAAGGTGGCCAATACCAGGAGAAGGACAACATGCTGGTGTCCACCGATGCTGCCAAAATCCGCAGTACTATGATGGAAGTCTCCCGCAACGAGAAATGGAAGAACCTCGTAATTGACGACGGCCACTACGTCATGGCTACAGAATTCATGATGAAGGCCCTTGAGAAAGGCTACGAGAAGTTTACCATGATGGCTAAGAACATCTTTGAGATTATTCTCCTCACTACTAAACTCCGCCCTGGCCTTAAGGTGTTCTTCCTCACCCACGAGGAGGACACCGGCACTGAGCGTAAAATGAAGACCCTGGGCAAACTCTTGGATGACAAGGTGACCTTGGAGGGTCTGAGTTCCATCGTCCTCTTTGGCGAAGTCTTCTCCGAAAATGATAAGCAAATGTACTACTTCGCCACCCAGAGTAATGGTTATACCACTGCCAAAAGTCCTTATGATATGTTCCCTAACCGAATCCCAAACGACCTGGATATAGTGTCCAGACGTATAGACGAGTACTATTCAGGAGTTGACCTGAAGGACTCAAAATGTGATTTCACCTTATAGGAGGTAAGTATGACCTTTAGAGTAACATTACCAGATGACCCCGATCTCCCTCTCAAAGAGGAAGATAAACACCAAACGGAGAAGATCTTGGAGGCTCCCGTCAGAACCCCTGCTGACACCATTGAGGAACTCAGACAGGAGATTATGAATACTCCTGACATGAATGCTGTAGATATCTTCAATGAATCTATTCCCCAACTAATCTCAATCGTCGAGGAGGTAAACCCACCAGAGAAAACAAAGGTAATCGGCAAGCTCCGCGGAGCCCTCGAGCTCTTTAACCAAAAGTAAATAACACCTGAGGGCCTTAGCCCTATACTAACCACCCCAACCTAATGAGGCAACAATTATGTCCGAATTCGACGAAGAAATGGCAGCAATGAACGAGACTCTCCTTGACATCGACACCAGTGACTCTCAGGAGCCTTCAGTAGTAGACCCTGGAGAGTACAAGATCCGTATTACAGGATTCAAGAAGGACTCCGAGGGCAAGATTATCCGAACCTCTGAAGCTGGCAACAAGTTCTTTATCATCACCTTTGATATCCCCGATGAGGAATTCTCCAAGGGCTTGTCCAAGGTCTTCATGGTACCCACTCCTGAAATGGAACCTAAGAAACTGAATGGCACTAAATGGGAACTCGAATGTTTCAAACGTGCCTTCGGTTTGGCTGAGATCAACTTTTCTAATATGGTCGGCAAGGAGGGTTACGCTATCCTAGGAGTCTCCCACTCAGAACAATATGGTGATCAGAATGAAGTGAAGAAGTTCGTCACTGGGGCGTAATCCCTTTGTTACATTATGTAACATAGCATTTAACCTTAAGGGTGGGGGACTAACTATCCCCTGCCCTCTTTACATGGAGGACTTATGACAAGTAAGTACCCAAATCATGAGTAGTGACTATCGCCCACGCCTATCTGTGGAGGTTCGCCAAGACCAGTTCAACAAGCTCCAAGACATCCTTCCACATGGTACTCAAAAACTTCTCTTTCAAGCTCTGCTTGATGGAGTCATCGAGCTCCACAACCGAGGAGGATTCAACGCTGTAGGTGCCATCATATCAGGTCATGTGAATATAGTCCAACTGGCTAAGGCCGGAGAAGTTTACACCCAAGTTGCTATCCCTAAGGAGTAAGTCATGTCTAAATATAGAACAGATGTAAATGCTCATATAGAAAATCAGTTCTATAAGATGAAAGCTACTTCCATAAGATCTATTTGTGATCACTGTAATAAAAGAGTAGAAGAATTATGGGTAGATTCAGATGGCTGGCATATATGCCCTGGCCACTGGAAATTATACCATCTCAATGAACCTAAAGTATGGAGATACTAATGGCCACAATAGAATCCTTAAACATCTCCATCACCCACATGACGAGGGCGGCACTCTTCGAACATCTAGGAAGGATTCGCACCCAGCGCCGGCTTCGTCCCCCTCCTAGACAGAAGAGTACTCCAGCTAAAGTGGCCCGTGCTCCTAAGAAAGGCAACCTTAAACAGCAGGACTTATTCCAATATGCTAATGGCCTCACCGATGATGCCAAGGCTAGACTGGCTGCCGAACTTATCAAAGGATTGATGGAATGATGCCTCTAACAAATATCAAAGGTAGAACCTTCGGCTCATGGAAAGTTGGAGAGAGAGTCCCATCGAAGGGAGGCCATGTAATGTGGACTGTCACCTGCTCCTGTGGCAATGTAAGGGAGGTCCGTGGGGACAACCTCCTACTAGGCCTCTCAACTAAATGCAAATCCTGCGCATTAGCGCAACTATACAAGAGGTACAAATCATGACCCAAGATGTATCACAACTCCTTCATGTCCCTATCGAGGATATTGATGTTGGAGATAGATTCAGGAAGGACTACGGAGACCTAGGTCAGTTGATCTACTCGATCAAGAAAAACGGATTGATTACTCCAGTAGCCGTGGGCCTAACTGAGTCCCTCAAAATAGACTGTAAGTCTGACAAGAAGTACACCCTCCTGGCCGGTGGCCGTCGTATGGCTGCCATCTTAGACATGAAATGGTCTCATGTACCAGCCAAGATCTATGATCAACCTCTGACCGAACTTGACTTCAGATCTATCGAACTCGCTGAAAACTTAGATAGGAAGGAGATGACCTATGTCGAAGAAATCGCCCTTAAAAGGAAAATTAATGATTTGCAGATCAGCATACATGGAGCCAAGCATTCTAAAACACCTGATGCGGCAGGATGGTCTCAGGCAGACACCGCTAGGTTGCTTAAGGAGAGTCCTGCGAACCTTACGAGGGATCTTAAGTTGGCACAAGCCATAGAACAGTTCCCGCAGATTGGACTGGACAAGTGTAAGTCCAAGTCCGACGCACTGAAGTTACTCAACTCCATCGGTAAGAAGCTAAACAACTCAGTCCAGAGTGAGAAGTTCACTAAGGACATGGGCACAGGAGATAAGACCTTCAAAAAGTTACATGACTCCTATATCCTGAGGGACTGCTTCGAAACCTTTGCCCAGATCCCAGCCAAGTCCATAGACTTCATCGAGATCGATCCACCCTATGCAATGGACCTTCACTCCAAGAAGTCTGAAGGTTCCATGCTCGGGTATAATGAAATTGAGATGCTGGCCTACCCTGAGTTCATTACCAAAGTCTTGACTGAATCTCACAGGATTTTGAGGGATGATGGCTGGATGATCTGCTGGTTTGCTATGGACCCTTGGTTCAATTTTATCTCCACCCTCCTAAAGGAGATTGGATTCAAACTCAATCTTCTCCCTGGCCTATGGATAAAGCCCACAGGGCAGACGATGCAACCCGAGACTCAGTTCGCCAACTGTTATGAACCCTTCTTCTATTGCCGCAAGCAAGGTAATGCCAAACTCAACAAGATGGGTCGGTCCAATATATTCGAATTCAACCCTATGCCGCCAGCTCAGAAGATCCATCCAACTCAGAGGCCCCTACCTCTCATGGTCGAAGTCTTCAGTACCTTCTGTGCTCCCGGAAAGAGTGCCTACATTCCCTTCCTCGGATCAGGTACCAGTCTACTGGCTGCACATACGTGCAAAGTGGGAGCCTTTGGCAATGACCTGACGAAGGAATTCAAAGAGGGATTTATAGTTCAACTTCAAGCCTACCTGGAGGGCTGCGCATGAATATTCTATTCTTCGACACTGAGACGACAAATCTCCCGCAATTTAAAAAGCCTAATCATGACCCCTCTCAGCCTAAGATCCTCCAACTAGGAGCCCTCCTAGTATCAGAAAATGGGACAGTACTTTCAGAGTTTACTAATTTAGTACAGATTGGAGATACTCCTATTAATCCCTATGCTCTTGCAGCACACGGAATTTCTGCTAAAAAAGCAAATGATGAAGGTATCTCTCCTACAGAAATGTTCCTTAAATTTCATGAGATGTCCCAATCATGCGATGCATTGGCTTGCCATCATTTCAACTTTGATATTAAAATGATCCAAATAACCAGTGCTCAAATCCAAGGAACCTTCACCGACCCTGACACTTCCTCATTGTTGATGTCAGACATAGAGGAACTCCCTTATTACTGCACCATGGCATCAACCATTTCCTACTGCAACCTTCCCTTCCCCAGTGGTAGAAAGGGGAAGAAATTCCCCAAGCTCGAAGAGCTTCATAGGATCCTCTTCCAGGAAGAATTCGAGGGTGCCCATGATGCTATGGCTGATGTACGTGCGACTATGAGATGTTATTTTGAACTCAAGGAAAGAGGTATAATGTAATGGTCTGGTTAAATGAGATGCACCATAACTTTCCAGCTGCCTCTGGAAGTTTCGGAGGATCTAAGTGTACTTGTCCAGAATGTAATAAATCTTTGGAGGGTGATGTGAATAAGAATGATGAAACACTAATGGATGAACTCAGGTCTATCGCAGATGAGTGCCCTACTCGCCCCCTTGGCAAGTGTCTCGATGAGGCCAAGGATGTAATCTGTGGAGAGCGTCAAGATGTCTACGGAAAGCCTGAAGATTCCTTCGAACTCATAGCCGAGTACTGGTCCACATACCTAAACAAATATGATGGAAAGGGGATGCACTTGACAGGGAAGGATGTGGCCCACATGATGATTCTCTTCAAGATGGCTCGCGTCCAAGGACAACGTCCTTCTCGTGACAACTACATCGACATCGCCGGCTATGTAAGCATTGCTGCAGATCGCCTTAGCGATTAGGAGGTACTCCATGCCCCATACTAAACGCCCACGGTATATCACCCCTCTTGAAGTCCAAGACATCTTGGATAATTGCTACGGGTGTGATTGCCACTTGGCCATGATGCAGTGTATTGCTAAAGGGATTAATGACCTCCTTAGGAGAAGGCCCAGCGGGATTCCATCCCAACCTCAGCCATCTAAAATTATATCTGGGCCCTTACCAGACGAAGTCTGTAGTACGTGAGACTAAAGGACGTAGGAGTTTCCTACGTTACATATTGTAACATAGCACCAACCCAAACCCTAACCTAAGGTAGCAAAGTTATGAGAGCAACCTATGTAGGCCCATCTGGCTCAAAAGATTCCCCGTACATAATTGTCGGAGAACAGCCTGGGAAGACAGAAATCATGCGCGGTAGGCCATTCTGTGGACCTTCTGGCGTTGAGTTAGAAGATAACCTCCGCATCGCGGGGATTAATCGTGCAGACTGCTATATGACAAATGTAGTGAAGGACGCCGATAGACCCCTCGGCCACTACATTGAATTCAATCCTCGCAAGGGTACTACCATCCACCCTCCGGGACAGGAGTACATTAATGAACTCGCAAGAGAACTTACAGAATGCTCGGGAAGAATTATTATCGCTCTTGGGAATACGGCTCTATTCGCAATGGCCGACAGAGTTGGAGTTACAAAGTGGAGAGGATCAGTTATCAGTCCAACACTCGTTTCTGACAAACTTCTTATTCCCTCAATCCACCCCAGTACTATTATCTTCCCCAAGAACCAATACACGAACAAGCGACTCCTTATCTATGACCTCCTTAGAGCCAGACAAGTAAAAGAGGGGAAGTGGAAAACCCTAGATCGACATATAGCAATCAGGCCAACCTTCTCTCAGAGTATGAATTTCTTGAACGTCTGCTCTATGTGGGGCAAACTTGGCAACCCCGTAGCCTACGACATCGAGGTAGATGTCTTCAACGGAGAGATGACCTGTATCTCCTTTGCTTACACCCCTACAGACGTTATGTCCATCCCGTTCACATGCGAGAGAGGGGACTACTTCACCCTTCCCCAAGAAGCGGAAATTCTCAAGAAGATTGCCTCCATCCTTGAAGATCCTACTATCCCAATCCTAGGCCAAAACTTGGTCTTCGACTGTCACTACATGCTGAGGAAATATGGAATCCACACCTCCAACATACACGACACAATGGTTGCGCAGAAGACCCTACTGCCCGATTACCCTGTCGGTCTCCACTTCATTTGCTCTCAGTATACTGACATCCCATATTATAAGGATGACGGAAAATACTGGCTCAAAGGTATTGGAAATTGGGAGTCAGGTTGGCGTTATAATGCTTTGGATTCTGTGGTTTGTGCTGATGCATATCCTAAGCAGATGGACGCCCTCTTCAAACAACACAACTACTTCGCCTACGAAAGAAAAAGGAAATCTATCCTCCCCTACGTCTTCATAATGGAGCATGGAATTAGGATCAATCTTGGCTCTATGAAGCAGGCTTATGATGATGCACTCAGGGAAGAGGAAGATCTTCTTCGTCAACTCCACTATAAATGTGGCTTTGAACTGAATCCTAACTCCCCTAAGCAAGTAGCCACATACTTCTACGTCACCAAGAAATTACCTGCGTATAAAAATAAGGATGGAGGCAACACTACTGATGAAAAAGCACTCAAGCGCATTGCCAGGAAAGGCTACCCCGAGGCCTCGATCATCCTTAAAATTCGTGGACTTAACAAAGAACGAGCGACTTTTCTCGATACTGCTAAAGTTGACCCTGATGGAAGAATGCGATGCTCTTACAACCCAGTTGGAACTCGATTCTCTAGGGCTTCAAGCTCTGAGAATATATTCGGGACAGGTAACAATCTTCAGAACCAACCCCATAGGGTGCTTACACACTTCCTTGCCGATCCCTATCACGTATTCTATGGGATGGACCTAAGCCAGGCTGAGAATAGGATCGTGGCCTATGTGGGACGCATCTCTCAAATGATAGAAGCATTCGAAAATAAGGAGGACATCCATGGCCTTACCGCCAAAATCATGGCAAATATCTTCTTCGGAGCTGAGAAAGCTCGCGACATCAATGTTAAAACTACCCTCGCTCCCATTGGGGATGGGAAGAAAAGCTGGAGAGACTGGGGAAAGAAAGCTAACCACGGACTTAACTACGATCTTGGATATAAAACTTTCTCCCTCTACAACGAAATCCCAGATAGAGATGGAAAGCTTATCGTTGACATATACCATAAAGCTTATCCCGGCGTCAGAAACGGGTTCCATTCCTATGTACAGAGCTGTATTAACAGAAACAGAACCCTAACTAATCTCATGGATCGTAAAACTGTCTTTACAGACAAGATTGACGATGCCCTCTACAAGGACGCCTATGCCTGCATACCTCAAGGAACAGTTGGAGATATCATTGATGAACGAGGTCTTAACTTCGTCTACTACAACCGATCAGAGCTCTTCAGAAGTGTTAAACTTCTTATCCAAGTTCACGATCAAATTGGATTCCAAATCCCGACGCCTCTGCATCCAGACACTCCCGTGTCCTGGGAAGATCATGGAAGAATCCTAACCCAAATCAAGGCGTCACTTGAGACACCTTTGTATACGCACTATGGCCTGAAGTTTGTGATTCCTGCAGATACAACAATGGGCGTATCACTTAATAAGGAATTGGGTCGAGATCTCGACTCATTCGATCCTGAGTATCTGGAAAAGACTTACTATAAGTGTACTGAACGATGGCTCCCTACATTACATATTGTAACATAGAAGATAAGGATTAGTGATGAGTGCTACACATTTGCGAGACTTAACTAATTGTAAGAAAGCTATTTGTGGATACGTTCATAGAGGTGCAGGATACGGCCTAACTGTAGAATCTCCTGCTAATGTATCATGTAAGAAATGTAAAGAAATGTTTAATAGGAGGCCTAACAGTGTCAAGAAAGTTAAGTGACTGGCTCGACTCTTACATGATCTATACAAACAACTCGGAGCCCCCCAAACTCTACCACACCTGGACTGCCATCTCTACAGTGGCCGCTGCCCTCCAGCGAAAGTGCGTAATGAATTGGGGACCTATTCAATTCTATCCTAACATGTATGTCGTACTTTGTGGGCCTGCGGGGAGGGCACGTAAGGGGACAGCTATGTCCTACGGGAAGAACTTCCTCTCACGCTTAGGTATTAAGATGGCTGCGGAGTCCATCACCAGAGAGGCCCTAGTCCGAGAGATCATGAATGCTCAGACTACTGAGATTGATACTGAGACTGGTGAGATGACATTCCATTCCTCATTGACAGTGTACGCACCTGAACTAGTAGTCTTCCTAGGCTACAACCAGCAACAACTCATGATGGATTTAACTGACTGGTTTGACTGTGGCTCTGGGCCTGATGGCAAGTGGACCTATCGCACTAAGCACCAAGGTACTGATGAGATAGTAGGCATCTGGATAAATCTGATTGGCGCCACAACTCCAGACCTCCTACGCTCATGCCTTAGTATGGATGCCATAGGAGGCGGTCTTACCTCAAGGATCATCTTTGTATATGAACCAGACAAATTCCAGAGTTGTCCTGCACCCTTCCTCTCTCAGGTAGAGAAGGATTTAAGCGAGTCATTGTACTATGACTTGGAACAAATCCACATGATGAAAGGAGTCTTCAAACCCTCTAAGGACTTCATTGACTTATGGGTCGAGTGGTACATCAAGAGTGACCAACAACATCCCTTCGATGATCCACACCTGGCTCCCTACTGTGAGCGTCGTCCAGTGCATGTGATGAAACTTGCTTTAATACTTAGTGCCTGCCACACTGACTCAATGATTGTCACGGCTGACGACCTTAGTCGTTCCATCCGTACCATTGAACAGACTGAACGCAACATGCCTAAAACCTTCTCAGGCATTGGAAAATCTCCTCATGCTGAAGTTCTATCTAAGGTAATGAATGAGATTGGCCTCGCGGGTGAGATTAGTATGAGGGAACTCCAGCAGAAATTCTACCACGATGCAGATGCCCGTGTCCTTGAGTTGATTGTGCAGACACTCTCCGGTATGGGCTTTATCACACGAGTAGAGAGGGGTAACGACACCATACTTAGGTATCATAAGGTAAGGCCAGGGGGTGAAGTATGAAATGGTTACGAGAGATTAGAACTGTGGGAATCCTCAACTGGCTTTGGTTTGTAGTTTACTTGAAGAGGGATGATTGTAGCCCTAAGCTAGATATTATGAGATATTATCCTGATATGGATAGTCTTAATAGAGATAGAAGATTAGCTCATAATATAGATTGTGCTCTGAGTGCTCTAAAAAGGAGGTCCAGATGAAACAACTAATCGACCTCTTACATATCCTCCAATGTAGGAAGAACCACGAGAGTGACATGGCTCGAGCCTTCGAACGCTTAGAGAATGTTTGCTATTACTATCTGGAGAATGATATAGCAGATGGGGAGTCCATGGAAGATCATACCATCTGGACTCAAAATGTGGAGAAGTTCAAAATTGCTATGAACCTCAAGGGTGACCAGGAGACTATGGACTTCATAAGAGATTGCATTAAGATCTCCCATCAAATCCATAGTCTTTCTTCAGGGTCTAAGTACAGAGTGGACTTCATTAAGTCCTTACTGAACCTTTAATGAGTGGATTAAAAGGAGGAAG